CTGCCAAATACTTTCCAAGTTCTACCGTCGATTGCAACCGCATAGTTATTAGTTTCGTGCCCTAACTCATGTTCCATTTCACGACGTTTGAAGTCGCGTTTATATTCGCCATGCATTCCGTATTCGGCATTATCTCGATCACGTGTATAAGCATCGCGCTTGTCTCTCATTTCTAATAAGTCTGACATTTTCATAATTTTTTCTCCCCAGTCATGTATGGTAAACTAAACCATAACTTGAACCATTCAGGAGTTCCTGGTTTAATATTCTGTTCTCGTTGTATGCGCCCGGTTTCACTACCAGTTACACTGATATTGCTACCTCGCATTTCGTGTATCCTAGCATCTGCGCCGAGCCCTGCTAGTTGTGTAAGTGCTTTTATTTCATGTATAGGATCGTCAGGCGCAAGGTAGCAATCATCATCACTAGTTTGATTTAGGTCTTGCGTTGTAATCCTGTACTGTTTCATTTTAAACTTGCTCTTAACATCCAGCTGTGCTTCTTGTGTGCATCTTGTCTATCTGCTAGAAAATTACTTAGCCCGTGGTCGCCATTAGCCTCTGCCATATCGAATGTAATTCTAAAAATACTAGACATTTTTTCACTGTCTGCTAATAATTCTTGCAACATTGCTTGAAATTCAGGAACATTGTTTTCATCATCGACTGTGGACAACATGCTAAATTTTTGTAAGCTGGCAGGAGCATAGATGTCTAACTTGCGAAGATTTTCAGCAAAGTCGTCGATACTAGCATATACTTCTTCGTAAATTCCACCAAACAACTGATGCAACTGTGTAAACAATGGACCTTCTACGTTCCAATGAAAATTGTGTGCTTTCAGGTAAAAGCAAAACTCAGACGCAAATGCTGTCTTAAGTGCTAAAAAATACTTGTCTTTATCCACGTTAAACTCCATACTTATTCTTTTTAATCTTTGCTACAGCACTGGTTTTATTCACATCAGCCATTTCTTCGCTACGTTTACCACTCCAGTTTTGTATCTTGCCGGCACCTACTTGAAGTGCAGCAGCCTTGACCATTTCATATTCTTCTTCAGTATATGAACTAATTAACGGATCTCCACCGATCCAGTTATCAGCTTCCATACCTGCTGGGAAGTTAGGTGCACCTGCAAGAGCAATTCCCATTCTGTAATTTTTATACATACTACCAGTTGCCATATTCAATCCAGGCAATGTAGTAGCATTCTTCATAGCTGCTTTTTTCTCTTTATCAATATTCTTTGTTCCGCCCTTGCCTACTTTGCCTCCAGCACCTTCGGACAAGTTAGGTTCTTCTACAGGCTTCTTAGCAGCTTTAACAGCCTTAGTTTTTTCTTTGTCTGCTTTCAATCGATCTCGTTCTTGTTGTTTCTTCAACTTGTCTGCTTCTGCTTGCATATAAGGCATCATAAAATGTCTTACTAGATTGAAGTAAGGATGCCCTGCTACTTCAGTATTGGCAGGAACGCCTGAGTACTTTTCAAAGTCTTGCGGGTTATTTTCTTTAACTGCTTTTCTAACAAGACTTGCTTCGCTTTGTCTTTCGGCAGGCGCCCAAATGATGTTTTTAAAATTATAAAAACCGTGTGGACCTTCTTTTCCGTTTTGATTCTGTAAAGCTGGAACAAATATTTTTGCATCTGTTGGGTCAGTAACAATGTGTAACACAACTGCACCGTGCTTTTGATAAACCATAGATGCTAGTGTAAACCAACTTTGCTCCGCTACTAAATGCCCTTCTATTTCAGGCATGATAACTTTCATTGCTTCAATTTTAATGTCGTATGGCAATGGGTCCTTAGGACCTTGTGTGCTTTGATTTGTACCAACATACCATCCAGGATACGCGGCTGCAATGTTCCATGCAGCTTTGTGGCCAAAATGCGGAGGGTTAAAGCGGCCGAAAATGATAGCAACATCTCCGCCACGTTTTGATTCAAATAGTTCTCTTAGTTTCATGCTGGTTTCTTCCCGGGTGCCCAAGTAGTTGGAACAATTTTTATATTACCATATTTATGGTGTGGCTGAGCATAGCGAACATAACCTTCGCCTTCGGAATCCCATATCTCAGGACGCCCTTGACCTTGGTATGCGGCATAAACTTGATCTTTCATGTTACGAATATCTTTAATCAATTTTAACATAGAGTCGAATGCGCCGGGATGCATTTTAATCATTGCAATAATATGTTCTTGTTTCTTAGGACTGATGCCTTTTGTTGTCATCCAGTTTGTAAATGTTTCGCCTGTGATACTATCAAAACTTTGTTCATTGTTAGCGTGTAGATTACTCATTGCATTAAAGAACGGATAAAACACACCATTCTTATCTGGATCGGGTAAGCTGGCAATGAATGCATCGATGTTAGCACCGACTCCGTCTACTTCATTGATAACTTCATCTACAAGGGCATCTACTTGACTAGTATCTTGTCCACTACCACCACTTGTGTAAATTGGACCTTGCACGATGAGATTAGGTGTTTGATTAAACATACTAAAGTCGTCTAAAGGTGTTTGTGTTCTGTCAGGTGCACCGAACGTATCGAACATAGCATGTCCTACTACCATTACTTTAGCACTGTTGATGCGAGTACCTAGATCACTAGCCTTATCAACATAGTATCGGGTATTGCTTTTTGGATTAGGAGCAAATGTCCAGACTCCTTGAGGATATCCTTCCATCTTAATTAGTTTTTTATCCAGGGTAGGATCTACGCCAAACAAACTATCAGCATAAACAAAGCCAACAAAGTCTTTAGGTGTAGCTGCATCAAACAATGGATATAAACTAGCAAAGTTTTTAGCAAACCCTTGTCTTTGTTTTTGTTCTTCGGGTGTCTTTGCTTTACCGCTTTGATTTGCAATGAAATCATACACCGATTCTTGACTATCGCCTTTAACGCCGCGTGACCATTGATTGTGTCCTGCTAGTATTAGAGGTCCATTGGCAACTTCTCTACCCCAGTATACTTGAGGATTGCCGTCCCATTTGCCACGGACTGTTGTAGCACCCTCAGATTCCCCAGCAATTTCTTTAAAATGACTTAATGCTTCGATAGCACCTGCACTACCTTTGAAGAATATTAAATGTTCCGGGTGATTAAATGCTCGTCCGTACTTTTCCATGCTATCATTGCTGGCACTTGAAGATTCACGGAAGAATAGTTCTCTTAGTAACACAATTAATCCTTGTACTTGCCTTCTTGATGATTCGAATAAACATCTTCACGCATTTTTTTGCAAGCCTGCATGTACAATTCTTCTTCTAGTTCATCTGGGAGTTCTCGCAATGGGTACTTTACAATATAATTTTTATAACTTTCTTTAACGGCATTTGCAAAGATACTTGAACTTACTTTTTTATTATTTTTAATACCGGCCAAGCAATCTGAAATTGCAGGGTACACATGGCGGCGATACGTATCGTCGTCGTGATTCATAAAGAACGTCAAATCTTCTACAAGATCGTAGTCGATTTCACGCTTATCACCGTCTGTTTTAATAAACTGTAAGTCTTTATCAATATCTTTGTTTTCGAATAAGTCTCTAATACGCATTTTTAAGCCCGTTAATAAGGTCGCAACTAAGCTGTGCGAATATACTATTTATCGCAAATGCAATTTTAGATTCGCTGTTTATCTTAGCTTGCAGATTGAATAACACGCTCTACTTTGCCAACAGCACCGCCTAAATGCATCTTAGCCATGAGTAAAGCATTGTCGCCTTTGATATACATGTATGCACCGCCCCAACTGCGGTTGTTAACAAGCATTTTACGACAACTCTTAGTGAGTTTTACTTTTTTAGTAGCTTCTGCCCATTCAACAAACGCTGTATAGTTTTGTGTAGTTTTTCCGATAGTTAAGCGATAATCATACGGCACTCTGGGCATGATAATTGTACCAGCTTCAATTATACTATCAGGAGCACACACATACTTTATGTTGTTAGCATCTAACTTTATAATAGCATCTATATCTTTTTTATTATTGGTATAAATGCTGATCCACGGATTCTCTACTCGAAGCTCGAAATCTTGCATCTTCTTTATCTGCTTTTGCAGTTTAAATCCATAGTTAAAATCGTCTTCGGTTCTAACATTTGATTTTCTATAAGAAACTATAGGTTTATTAGGATCCCGCAAAGTAAATGCGACATGGGTTTTAGTCAACAAATCAAATGTTGCATCCATGTCGCAATTTCTAAATAAAGAGGCAAGGGAAGTTACCAGTACAATTTTATACTGGTACTTTCCCTTAAAAAGACTCTTAGTTACTTTCTGTAACATCGTCTTTGATCTCTACGCCTAGCAGAGGTATCTTTGACATTTTAGGTTTACTAACAAGCACAATTTTATCATCTTCAATGCTAATAGTAACCCATCCGCCATTCTTCAAATCTCCAAATAGCAGTTGTTTTGCCATCGGACGTTTGATTTCTTTATCAATAACACGTTGCAACGGACGAGCACCCATCTTAGGATCGAATCCCTTAGTAATGAGCCAGTTAGTAGCTTCTTTATCAATTTTGATACGAACGCCCTTATCCTTAACTTGTTCTTTAAGTTCATCGATAAATTTGGTAACAATTTTAACCATTGTTTCTTTTCCAAGTTTATTGAATGTAATGATACCATCTAATCGATTACGGAACTCTGGAGTAAAGAATTTCTTAAGATCCTTGTCGCTGTAGTCTTTTTCTTGTGTACCAAAGCCGATAACATTCTTTTCAGCATCTTGTGCTCCGGCATTAGTAGTTAGAATAAGAATAACATTGCGGCAATCAGCTTGTTTACCGTTTGATCCTGTGACAAATCCATTATCCATCATTTGTAGCAACACAGTTGTTACATCTGGATGTGATTTTTCTACTTCGTCAAACAATAGAACAGCATTAGGGTTCTCTTGAATCTGTGTAATCAACAAACCTGCATTGTCTTCAAATCCAACATAACCCGGTGGGCTACCGATTAGCTTAGAGATGCTATGCTTCTCTTGATATTCTGACATGTCAAAGCGCAATAGCTTAACACCTAAGTGCTTACTCAGCGACTTAGCAGTTTCGGTCTTACCGCAACCAGTTGGACCCATGAACACAAAGCTACCGATTGGCTTGTTCTCGGATTTAAGTCCTGCTTGTGCAACCATAATCTTATCAACAACTTCAGTCAATGCAAGATCCTGGCCGTATACTTCTGCGCTGAGATTATCTTGCAACGATGAAAGGTTTTGGCTTTCTGTTTCTGCAATCTGTTCTTCGGGCAAATTAATAATTTTGCTTAGTTCGTATTGAATTTCACGTTCTGTAATAACACGGTCATCTGCTAGCTTTAGATTAAAACGCGAGCATGCCAAGTCAATTAAGTCAATAGCCTTGTCCGGCAACTTCTTATCTGTTTGATACTTAACGGACAACTTGATTGCCGCTTGTAGCGCATCGTCTTTAATTTTAACCTTATGGAATTCTTCGTAGTATTTTTTGATACCTTTAAGAATTTGTAATGCCATTTCTTGTGTAGGCTCGTCGACAGTAATGCGTTGGAAACGGCGCATCAACGCACGATCCTTCTCAAAGTGTTTACGATACTCTTCCCAGGTAGTACTGGCCACAACTTTAATGTTGCCTTTGCTTAGAGCCGGTTTCATCATGTTAGCGAGATCGTTAGCAGAGTTGCTAGCAGATCCTGCGCCAGAGATCATGTGTGCTTCGTCGATGAACAGCACAGTCTTACCTTTCTTTTGTAGAGCTTTGATAACAAGTTTGAATCGTTCTTCAAAGTCTCCACGAT